AGCGGCTTAAAGTTTTACAGCAATTGGGAGTAGAAGAAATAGAAGTGATAATTGTTGATCTTGATGACGCTCATGAAAAAGCGTTAAATATTGCGCTAAACAAAATAACGGGCGAGTGGGATTTACCATTATTAAAAGATTTATTGGAAGAATTAGACACTGGCGAGATAGATATAGAATTAACAGGTTTTGATTTACCAGAAATAGAAGAGTTAATGACTCAGTTTCATATAGAGCCTGATATTAAAGAAGACGATGTCCCCCCTCTTCCAGAAAAGGCGATAACTCAATTAGGCGATTTGTGGTTGTTAGGAAAACATAAATTATTGTGTGGAGATGCTACAAAAAAAGAAGATGTTGAAAAGTTATTAAATTATAAAATGGATAGAGTTTTAATTACTGACCCACCCTATGGAATAAGCGTAGTTGATAAAGAAGGTAAAATAGGTAATGATAATTTATGTAAAAATAATATATATAAACCAATTATAAACGATGATACTATTGAAACTGCTAAAAAAATGTATGAATTGGTAAACAATGGTTTAATAGATAAATATATAATATTTGGAGGTAATTATTTTACCGAATTTTTGCCACCTTCTCCTTGTTGGATTATATGGGACAAAAAAGGGGAAATGAATAGTAATGATTTTGCTGATTGCGAAATAATGTGGACTAACTTTAATAGACCTTCAAAAATAATTACTTGTTTATGGAGAGGCATGATTAAAGAAGGAGAAAACGATAAAAGATTACATCCCACTCAAAAACCTATAAAATTATTAACCAAAATAATTGAAGAGTATGCAGGCAAAAATGATATTATTGTTGACCTCTTTCTTGGCTCAGGCTCAATACTTATAGCATGTGAACAACTAAGCCGCATTTGTTACGGAATGGAAATAGACCCTTATTATTGTGATGTAATTATTAAACGGTGGGAAAACTTAACAGGGCAAAAAGCAGAATTAATGAGATGATTGGTGATGGGAAGAGGAAGAAAAACCAAATTAACTCCTGAAGTTCAAGAAAAGCTTTTAAATGTGATAAGAATGGGCAACTATTATGAAGCGGCCTGTGCTTATGCTGGAATTGATTTTTCTACTTTTTATAGGTGGATGGAAAAGGGGAAAAGGTCAAAGTCGGGTAAGTTTTGCAATTTTTGCAAGGCGATAAAAAAGGCAGAAGGAGACGCAGAGGCTCGCATAGTTGCTCAGTGGATTTCTAAAGCTCCAGAGGACTGGAGAGCCGCACAAGCATTTTTGGAACGCCGTTACCCTGAACGCTGGGGGAAGAAAGACATCATTAAACATCAAGGAGATAATGAAAATCCAATTTCTTATACAGTCAAATTCATCGATCGAGATTCCGATAATCAGGAAATTCGGGAGGTTTCTCAGCCAGACCCAGAAAAGGATTAATCTGCTTTATGGCGGAGCCGGCTCAGGAAAATCATATTCTCTTGCCCAATGGTTCATTGTTAAGTGCATTTCTGAACAAAACAAATCTTTTCTTATCACCAGGAAAACCCTTCCAGCTTTAAAATTAACCGCTTATAAACTTTTTAAAGAATTATTATCAGATTATCAAATTAAGTATGAAGAGAATAAAACCGACTTAGTTATTTGGGTTAATTATAATGAAGTTTACTTTAAATCATTGGATGATCCAGAAAAGATAAAGAGTGCTGAGTTTAATTATATCTGGGGAGAGGAAGCAACTGAATTTACCATTGATGATTATCAACAGTTGAATCTGCGGGCCAGACGAAAAAATGACATCCAAAATCAACTGTTTTATAGTTTTAATCCCATCGATGCTTTCCATTGGTTAAAAGCCGACATTATTGACAAATTAAATGACAGCCTTGGAATCCTTCTCAGCAATTACAGGGATAACCCCTTCCTTTCTAAGGATTATATTGATGAGCTTGAAGCGCTTAAATTCCAAGATGCAACCTATTATCAAGTTTATACTAAAGGTGAATGGGGCATTCTCAAGAATCTGATTTATTCCAATTGGGATGTGGTCGATTCCTTGCCCGATAAGGAAGATTCTTTTTATGGACTGGATTTCGGATTTAACAACCCCTCAGCCCTAATAGAGTGCAAATTTATTGATGGTGAAATTTATCTCCGAGAACTTATTTACGAGACTCATTTAACTAATAGCGAACTAATAGAACGAATGAAGCAAGTAATCTTTAATCCGAGCTCTCCTATTTACGCTGATTGTGCAGAACCACAAAGAATCCAAGAAATCTATAATACTCAGCGATTTAATATCAAAGAATCAAATAAATCAGTGAAAGATGGTATTGATTACGTGAAACGATATAAGCTTCACATTCATAAGGATTCTGCAAACCTTATCAAAGAGATTCAAGGTTATAAATGGAAAGAAGACAAAAATAGCAATATCTTTGACGAACCAGTAAAATTTAACGATCATGCCTTGGATGCCACAAGGTATGCCATTTTTACTCATCTTAAAGATAATCTCTCGTTAAATCCTCTCTGTTGGTGATAAAATGAACATATTTCAAAAAATCAAAAAAGCAATCAAAGTTGATATCAAGTCTTCATCTCTTTTGTCTCAAATTCTCTCTTCGTCTTCGGCCCCCTCCCGAAAAGGGGCAGCGGAAACAATTAAATCGTATAATAACATGCCCTGGTTTCGAGCGGCCAATACCCGTATCTCAAAATCGATTGCATCGATTACTTGGGAACTTTATACTATGAAAAAACAGGGGAAGGCAGTGAAAGTTGTTAAAATGCTTAACGCTTCTCATGTCGAGAAACGGCGACTTTATGAAACCATGAAAAAAGAAATGGAATTGGTCGAGATAGACGATCATCCCTTGTTGGACCTTATCAATCATTGTAATAGTGAAATGACCGGATCCTACGTGAGACAATTAACTCAAGTTTATTTAGACTCAGTGGGTGAAGCCTTCTGGATTAAAGAAAGAAACGGGTTGGGAGTCCCCATTGAAATCTGGCCTATCCACCCAACTTGGGTAACCGATCTTCCTACCAAAAACAACCCGTATTTTGTAGTCCAAATCAATAATAATCGAGTCCCCATTCCTCCAACTGAAATGATCTGGTTTAAAGAACCGGATCCCGAAAAGCCGTACTTGAGAGGGTCGGGGTTGGGAATGGCGTTGGGCGATGAACTCGATACAGATGAATTCGCCGCCCAGCATACCAAAGCTTGGTTCTATAACCGTGCGAGACCGGATTTATTAATTTATGGAGATGGATTGCAGAGACCTGATACCGAACGCCTGGAACAGGAATGGATGAAGCGGAATCAGGGATTCTGGAAAGCCTTCAAACCTTTTTTCATTAGTAAGAAAATTGAAGTCAAAGAATTATCCCAATCTTTTTCTGATATGGATTTAATCCCTCTGCGGAAATATGAACGGGATATCATCATACAAACGTTTGGTGTCACTCCTGAAATTCTGGGGATTGTTGAAAATTCAAATCGAGCAACGATTGATGCCGCCAGTTATATTTTTTCTCTTTACTGTTTAGTCCCTCGCCTGGAAACACTTCGTGAATATTTGCAGACGTTTTTGGTTCCTGATTTTGACGAACGAATTATTATTGATTACGTCTCTCCGGTTACCGAGGACAAAGAGTATCAGCTTAGAGCTGCAACAGTATCTTCTTGGGCATTGACCAAAGATGAATGGAGGGAGATGACAGGCAAAGAACCCCTTCCAGATGGTCAAGGTCAAGTATTCATGGTTCCGGCAATGTTGATGGAAGTCCCTTTGGGAAAAAAGAAAGAAGAGCCGGAATTAGAAGAATCCAAAATCAAGTCGATTAAGGAATCGAGGCCACTTTTGTCTGAAGAGCAGGAGATAAAAAGGTGGAACGCAAAAGTAAAAAGCTGGGACAACTGGGAAGGAAAATGGAAGCGAGAACTGAAAAAATTCTTCCAACAGCAACAGGATGAAGTCTTGGCGAAACTGAGAGATCAGAAGGCGGTTCAGAAAATCAACGTTGAAGAAATTCTTTTTAATCGGGCTAAACACAATAAACTTCTCGATGACCTGGCTAAGCCGTTAATTATCTCTATACTCAAAGACGGAGCTGAGGAAGCTGCTAATTTAATCGGTTTTGACTATTCACTCTTTGATGTAACCAATCCACGTGTTCAAGGGTGGATTGGTAATCGATTAGAATTAATTAAAGATATCAACGAAACCACAAGAGAAGCCCTAAAAGAAACCTTAAAACAGGGCATTGGAGAGGGCGAAACTATTTCGGATTTGTCAGAGCGAGTGACTCAGGTATTTTCTGATGCCAAGGGATGGAGAGCGGAAAATATATCCAGGACGGAAACAATATCGGCTTATGTTGAGGGAAATGTAGAGCTATACAAAGAGGCAGGAGTAAAGGAATTGCAGTTTTTCACGGCCATGGATGAGCGAGTTTGTGAAGAATGCAATTCTCGACATGGGAGCGTGTCTACAGTGGAAGAGTCTGTCGGAGCGATCCCTGTTCACCCACAATGCCGCTGTGACTTTATTCCTATTGTTGAATAATACTTTTAAACCTCATGCCTCTTGGCGTGGGGGCTTTTTAATTGTCCGCACAGGAGGCGAACCAAATGCCTGAAATCAAATTTTTAGGTGATATTGAATTTCATAAATTGGCAAAAGCCGGCAAGACCGAGGGTATCGGCGTAAGGAAGTATTTCATTGTTGAAGAAAAGGAAATCAGTGACGAGGAACGAATTATTGAATTCACTAACTCTACTCCAACCGAGGATCGGTATCACGATACTATCGACCAAAGTGGTTGGAAGCTTGATAACTTCCGAAAGAATCCAGTAGTCCTCTGGGCTCATGACTATAGCAATCCCCCGGTCGCCAAATCGGTGAACGTGTGGGTTGAAGAGGGAAAGTTAAAATCCCGTGATCAATTCACTCCCCGGGACCTTTACCCCTTCGGCTTCATGGTGTATGAGCTCTACAAGAACGGTTTTCTCAATGCCAAAAGTGTTGGGTTCCAGCCCATAACCTATGCCTTCAATGATGAAACCGATGGTGTTGAATTTTATACCCAGGAACTTCTTGAGCATTCTTGTGTTCCCGTTCCAGCAAATCCTGAGGCTTTAGTTTCAGCAAAGAGTATGGGGATTGACCTCCTTCCTTTGAAAACCTGGGCTGAAGAAGTTCTTGATACCTGGAATGAGGAAAAAGGAATTTGGATTCCCCGAAAGGATATTGAGACGGTCTTTTCTCTTCTGAATGGGAAAACTTATTCCACACCTAAATCGGAAGAAAAGAATTCGGAAACGAAAAGCGAAGAACCAGGGAATAAAACTACGACCAAACCAGAGGGTGGCGGATGGGACGAAACCGATGAATCCTGGCGATATCGAGTTCGGGACCCTGAGGACTTTATCCAGGATTCTTTCCGTACTAAAGAAATTGATACTGGCGTGAAGGCGGTATTCGGCAAGCTTAAAGCAGATGGCGAAGATGGGCCGATGAAAACTCAAACTATTATCTTTGACAAAGAGGCCTTTCCGAAAAAATCTGATGCTGAAGCCTGGCTCAAAGAGCATGAAGATTTGGCCAAAGAAGCCGACATCATTTTTATTAAATATGTTGGCTCCTGGAACGAAAACAAAATAAGCAACGAATTAATGGGGGTATGTCAAGAACTAAACATCGAAGGCCTTACAATTGACCGAATGACTCCCCAGGAATTGATCCGGCTTATCAAGGAAGAAATTATCCACATCAAATCTGGCCGTGTATTATCTGAGAAAAATAGAAACTTGATTCAAACCTGTGTCTCACAGATGCAGGAAGCCATAGAAGCGTTACATCAACTTTTAGACGCAACTGAACCTCAAGACGATACCGATAGCAAAATATTTACCCTCGACGATGAAGAACCCGTAGAACAGAAATCAACTGAATCCACCCTTACCGATGAAGAGATCGACCTCGATTCATTTGCCACTGAAGAAAAGACTTCACCAAATCCACCCAGTATTGATATCAACGATGCAAAGGAAATTATCAGGCAAACCGTGAAAGAGGAAATGAGGAAGTTGACTGGAAAACTTGATTAGAGGTGGACAAACATGACCAAAGAAGAACTTCAAGGACTTATAAAGGAAGTTGTAGGGGCTGAGTTGAAAGATATCCTGGCTCAGCAAAATGAAAATCAAATGAAATGGATTGATAAGATTCTTGTGGATCAAAGGAAACAAGGGCAGAAAGCAGAAAACCCCGATGTGGGACGTTTAATCCGTGCCTTAGCGGCCGGGAAAGGCGATCCTGAAAAAGCGGTAGCGTGGGTAAAAAAGAACTGGAATGATGAGGCAATCATTAAAGCGCTTCAATCCGATGAGGGATCAACAGGTGGATATCTGGTTCCAGAGGAGTATTCAAACCAATTAATTGAATACCTTCGCCCCTTCTCGGTAGTTCGAAGGATGAATCCGGTGATTCTTCCCATGGAAACTGGGACTATGTCCATGCCGGCGGTGACTGGTGGAGCTTCTGCTGAGTATATCGGCGAAGGTTCCAATATTGGGAAGAGCCAACAGACTTTCGGCCAGGTGAAATTGACTTGGAAAAAGCTTGCATGTTTGGTTCCTATTTCTAATGACCTCATTCGTTTCAGCTCTCCCAAAGCAGACGAGGTGGTCAGGAATGACTTGGTTGGTGCCATGGCTCAACGAGAAGATGCAGCCTTTATTCGGGATGATGGAACCAATGACAAGCCAAAAGGGTTATTATATTGGATCGCTGATGCCAATAAGTTTGATGCGAATGGAACCGTAAACTTAGCAAACGTGACCGTTGATCTTGCGAAAGCTATTTACTATCTCCGCAAAAATGAAACCAAATTTTTAAACTGCGGATGGATTATCTCTCCTGGAATTGAACTTTATTTAAAGACGGTTCGAGACGACAACGGGAACTTTGCTTTTAAAGGCGAAATGGACAGCGGGAAGTTGTTTGGGTTCCCTTATGGGGTTACCACTCAGGTCCCTGATAACTTAGGTGACGATGAGGACGAATCGGAAATTTACTTTGTCGATTTTGCTGACGTTGCAATTGGTGAATCCAGTAAGGTTGAAATCGAGATTTCAAGTGAAGCGGCCTATTATGATGGATCAAATGTCGTATCGGCATTCTCTCTTGACCAAACCGTATTGCGAGCCATTGCACGGCACGATTTTGCGATGCGTAGGACCACTTCGGGAGCGGTTATCCAGACCGTCACCTGGGGTTCATCGATTGTTTGACTGATTCAGGGCCGGTAGCATGTCTCTATCGGCCTTTTCTTTTCTTTGGAGGTGATTAATATGACTTCTCGCGATGTTGGACATTACATAAAGATATTAAATGGCGGCGGTTCTATCCTTGCGGCCGGTGACGCTGATGCTGCTATCAATGGAGAGGCCATTGACCGAACTGGATATTTAAGCGGTGTCTTTGCTGTCAATTACGGCATAAACGGCCCCTCGGTTGGGGGTCAATTGGGAATTACCGCAAAGATTGAAGAATCCGCTGATAAATCAACTTGGGAGGATGTGAGCGGCGCCACTATTGCGCTGGCCTGTGTTACCCTATCCGCATCTAATGAACCCATTTCAGCAATCGCTGAAGTAAACGTTGATTTTTCCGGCTTGGAAAAACATGTTCGGGCCGTGGTTACTCCCGCTCGTTCCAGTGCTGAATCCGATACCATCGCCATTGGGATTACCGCTATTCTGGGCGGCGCTGACGTTTTGCCGGTGTAGGGCCATGATAGTCAAATTCGTTAGAGGTTATAGTCCCTATCAAAAAGGCGAAGTGGCTGGATTCCCTCCGGACAAAGCTGAAAAACTGGTAAAAATGGGGGTAGCTATCTATCCCCCCAAGCCAAAACCGGTGATTCCCGAATTAAATCCTGAACCAATAACCACCGATTTTCAAGCTCCCATCAACCGTATGGTGAAAAAGGCGAATAAAAAATGAGCAATATAACGATCCTCACCCCAGCAACCAACAAAAAACTGGCCACTCTGGGACAAGTTAAACAGGAACTGGAAATCACCAATAGTACCGATGATGCTTTTCTCAATGATCTTATAGATCGGATGAGTGGGAAGATTGAAGACTTTTGTCATCGAATCTTTTCAAAGCAGACTTACCGAGAAAAAGTAGCAGGAAGCGGAAATAAGATTATCCTTTTAACCCACACACCCATCATCTCGGTCTCTTCGGTTATCTGTGATTCTGATCCTGTTATTGATTATGAAATCTATGATGCCGAAGCGGGTGAACTTTACCGAGAGGTGGGCTGGACTTGGGACGGGACGATCTGGTGGAAAGCGTCAAGTTTCCCTTCTTTTAATGGTCAGGCGCAAAATTTCACTGTGACTTATGATGCTGGCTATGTATTGCCAGGAGACGACGAAGCCCAGACTCTTCCCAAGACTATTGAGGATGCCTGTATTCAGTGTGTCAAAGAAGCCTACTTGAAGAGGCGGGATGATCCGAATGTAAGTTCCGAGAGATTGGGGAACTATTCGGTCGCCTACGACCCAATCCCATTTCTAACTCGGCTCCTTTACAATTGGGTGAGGATATTCTAATGCTCTCATTATTGAACCAGACGGTTGATGAGTATTCAGTAATATTTACAGTCGGCGATACCGGAATTCAAACTTCAAGCTATACCAAAGAAACCACCTATCGTGCCAGGCTGGAAACTGTCAACAAAGAATTAATCGAACGCCAGTATGGACTCACTGAAAATATCGATTATCGAATGTTTACCCTGACCGCTCCAACCTTGGGGCGGTTTATTCTTATAAACAGTGTTTACTATCGAATCCGCTTAGTAATCCCTATCCAAGGAAAACAGAACGTTCATCACTACGAAAGTTTATTGGTGAAGGTGGAATGAGAGTAACCGCAGTTACTCAAGGCTTAGACGGAATTACCAAAGAGTTGGCAAATTTTGAGAAAAAAGAAACTCACAATGTTCGTCAAGTTGTGAAAGGGGCCGCTATCTTTTGTACCGGAAAAGCCATTAAGAATCTCTCTCGCCCCTATCCAGAAGGAGCAATCGATATCGGACAACTCAGAGATAGCACTACCTACGAAGAAATCATCGAACCAGAAAGGATCATCTACCGAGTGGGAACTAACGTTCTCCACGGTCCTTTTATTGAATTCGGGACCAGGCCCCACTTCCCCCCACTGGGTGATGAAAATACGGGACTCATCCGTTGGGCGATCCGTCATATGGGAGCGGCAAAAGGGAAGACTCCGGTGTTTGGCAAAGTTAAAAAAGCTGATCGTTACGATAAGGCAAAAAGCATCGCTTTTGCCACTGCCAAAAAAATAGCTAAATACGGAACTCCACCGAAACCATTCTTACGCCCAGCATTTATCAAGGCCAAACAAAAACTGATACAAGACTTAGAAGGGATGAAGAAATGATAATCAATGCAAAAGAAGCTCTCTACTATGCATTTATTCACGACTCAGAATTAACTTCTCTTTTAGGGACTGGGCAGCGGGTTTTTGGGGCCTGGCCACAGAGTCTTGATGTGATGCCTTGTATTACTTTCTTTGCCGTTTCCTCAAATCTGGAATATGCCATGAGCGATCGGAGCGTTACTGATTTTCAAGTTGATGTGTGGGATATATTAAGCTCAGAAAAAGTTGACCAAATTGCTGAGCGGATTCACGACGTGTTGCATCGAAAAACAATTACAATAAATGGTGCAGTCAAATCCTTTTTATGCGTTTGTGGACAAATGCGGGAAGGATTTGAAGATAACTTGCGTCATATATCAATGGATATAACGATTCATACCCATTAAAAGGGGGTACTAAAATGGCAAAAGAAACTCTTGATGTATCTAAATTATTAGCAGGTGGGCCTTGGACTTTAAAAGTTGGGGGATCTAATGTTGGTTCTTTCAAATCCCCATCGCTCGCCTTTGACTTTAGCGTTTTAGAGCACAAGGTCGGATATCCTCCCGCCAACGACTATGTTATTAAGAATGCCGAAAGCGCAACGTTGTCGGTGAACTTGGAAGAATGGAATCTTGATAACGTGCTCTTCTTCCTGGCAGCCGCACGACCAGAATCCGGTAGTACCATAATTAAAATCGGTGGAGCTGCGGATATTCCAATTCTTGAAAACATCGAAATGGAGGTCGTGTTTCCTAATCAGGATAAAAAAATGGTTATTCATTTCCACAAAGGGCAGGTTGCCAGCGGAGGTTCTGTAACATTCAATGACGAGATGAATGAATGGTCGGCACTTCCTCTGACTTTAACTATTCTCAAAGATACCGATAATAATGGAGAATTGGGGACCTGGTATCTGGCAAACGATTAATCTTTAGGCTGAGAGCTTTGACTCTCAGCCTTTTACTTTAGAGGAGGAGCTATGCGTGTTTTGGTAGGATGTCCGGTGAAGAGGGAACCTGAAATCTTGGGTCTCTTTTTACAGTCTCTTTTAAATCTCAATGCAATAGGGTTGGAAGTCGATTATTACTTTT